ATACCGTAGTTTTCTGCCGCATTTCGTAGATTTATGATTTTTTTCTCTATTTTAGAGAAAGTATTCCAATCTCGAACCTCGGTCGCGGTTCGTCCGCAACCTCTACAGCGATCATCACCCCATTGGGTACAAGAACATATGCCAACACATGGGCAATCTGCCACACTAGTGCACCGTCCTAAAGTTTTTGAATGTTGGGTAAAAAGTCCAACTTCCTTCATTTAATCCTCCAGTAGAGTAACGAGCTTTGCTAAATACCATTGAGCCTTTTTTAAATCCTCAATTTTGTTTTTATACTCATATCTCCACAAGTACTTAATTACATTGCCTTTACAGTATCCAGCAAAGGCTTCTTTTTCCATGCTTTCTTCTATTGCGTCAATGCACTCTATACCGCCTTGATTATAATGAGGTGGTTTGTTTACCATATCCATATTTGAATTCCAATACATTTGATTAATTGTCCGTATTTAAACATCTGTTACTTATTTTATCGATATATGCTTCAAAAGTCACGGCACACCTTAAAAAGCAATCTAAATAAAAAAATTCTGCTAGTGGGTTGTCTGTTATACAAACACCGTCTGGATATCCCAGGACTATGTATGTAGGTAGTTTATGTGTGTGCGCCCGCTGGATCCAGAGGCGTTGTTGTTGAGAAAGGTTGATGGGTACTTTCGACGTACCACGGTCAGGTAAAGATTGCACATACTTATATTCTACAAAACAAAAGCCGCCAGGGCCGGAGTAGAATGCGTCAGGAACACCCCCATGATATGGGTCGTTGATTTTCCACTTATAAATTTCTTTAGGAAGTTTTTTGTGGATTTTGTTTATGAAGTCCTTTTCTTTCATTATACAAAGCTTGCAGCTCTGGCCACTTGTATAGCTTTTTAGTTATTGAATCATAGTAATTACCTTTTGGGCAACTACATTCAACTTTTATTTTGTTACAGGTTGAACATTCCATGGCTAGATACATATGTGTAGTGTACATGATGCGACAGTATATGTCGCACCGTGTACGTAAAGTGATTACTTAATGCTTTCAAACACTGTTTTTGCATTGTTGTAATCGTCGTCAGTTGCCCATCCAACTTTTTCAACTTGGATGTTATAGAACTTTTGACCTGTTCTATTTTCTGTTCTAACAGAAGACATTTTCCATAATGCTGAAAAACGATCTCCACTTAGACCTGCGATTTGAGTATTCCATTCTCTGGATACTCGCAACTTAGAAGACGCACAGTCAAATAAGAATGGGACGTCAAGATTTCCTGACTCTTCATTTTTTCTTATTAACATGTGAGAGTGAGTCTCAGTAATATCATAATCCTCTGGATTAAGATTTTGAGTTTTAAGAGATTCAATAGCATCTTCTTTGCTTGCAAAGCTACCTGCTAATCCTCCACCTTTCTCACGTTTCTTCCACGCTACAAACTCTTCAGTAAATCGTATGTTTAACACATAGATTGACTGTCCATAGTTTTCTCGCGTTACAGTATTAATGAAGTCGCCAACTTTGGCTCCCTCAATGTATTCACTGTGTTGCTCGTCAACCTCATTGCTAAGCTGTTGTAATTGCTTAACTCTGGGAGTTTGTAAATGAGCTGCAGTAATGTTTTCATTACCCAACCCGCTGCCTTTTTGTACATGCGCCGGCACTTTATCGCTTACTAGTGTAATATCAGTCATCGTTATTTCTCCGTTTTTCGTTGATATTATTATTTAGACCTGAAGTTCATTCGGGTCAGTTCAGTTGCTTCTACGCCTGGGACTTCATGTCCCATTTGTATTAGCTCCCTATAGGCTGTTGCTGACATGCGTTTTTGCATTAACTCGAACTGCCCAGTGGCAAGTACGTGTTCATGCACCGCGTCCCAGTTACGTACTGTAGGGACTATTTCCTGTTTAATGGAAACAGTACACGCATCATTACCAACTCGATCAATTCCTTGATCTTTTAAGCTGATAACAATCTGTGTTTCTAGATCATCCTTTTTTGCTTTAAGGACTTTCTCTTGTTCATGTAAATCGACAATAGATTGTCGGGTTGTGGCTAATTCATTTAGCATTTCATCCATATTCATTAGTGTATGGTCTCCGTTTCTGAGGGTGGTTTTGCAAGATATACCTCATCAGTTAAAGTTAAAGCCTCCTTGCCGGCTTGTGAAATAAGTTCTTCCATAGTGTTTGGTAACTCTTCATCTTTAGTAGCACGGGTGTGTACTAGCTCAGTTACTGCAAAAACTAATGCAATAGCAATAGCTTCCGATGGTCGTTTTAAAATATCAAGAATTGCATCTTTCATGAGTTCTTGTAATTTTTCAAAAGGTATATCATTTGTCATTGTTTAGTGCCGTTAATATGTGTAATAAGTTTTCCATTTTGCCTAATTTGCTGTCTAGTTTTTTGTATACATCTTCTTCCCAGGTTTTTTTGTGCGGCAATAAGAATTGTTTCTGTTTTGCTTTTTTGACCTGCTCTGTATATACGTTTGTTAAACTGTTGGAAATGTTCAGCATTGTAAGTAGGTGAACACCATATAGCTGTGGTAGCTTTTGTAAGTGTAAGTCCATGACCAGCTGATTGTGGATGACAAAAAAGTACTTGTATGTGGCCGGCTTGAAAGCGTTCTACAATATCTTTGCGTTTGTGTGCAGGTACTGATCCATCTATAAGCTCGTATGTAATGTTTTGTTTTTCTGCTATTTCTATAAGGGCATCACGTTCGTGTTTCCAATTAAAAGCAACAATAGAATGTTTACGTGATGCAACTAGTTGCATAACAATATCGTAGCGTTCTTGATGCAAGTATTGAACGTTGCCGTCTTCGTCGTACACGCCACCTGATACTAGTTGCAATAACTTTTTAACTCGGGCCCCTGCATGTACTGCGTTAATAGTGCCAGAGTTAGTATATAAAACAGATTCTTTAACAAAGATATCGTACATAGATTGTACTTTTGGGGACAATTTTGTACGTACAGTTCGTACAATATTTTCTGGAAGGTCTATGCAATCTTCTAATGCATAGCGAATAGTGATGTCGCTTAGCTTAGCAGCGACTGCTTCTTCGATACCAGGTTTGTCAATCCATTCATTAGCAAAACCATTAAAACGTGGTGTACAAACTTGGTTACGAAAGGCCCAGTAGCGCTCCCCTAGATGTTCTCCGTCATCTACAAGAAGCACTGGGTGCCATAAATCTAGAATAGTATTACTATTAGGAGTACCAGACATGGCAATCCTATTAGTAAAATGTGAGATAAGCGATCTAATATTTTTACTGCGTTGTGCTGATTGGTTTTTAAAAGCAGTAAATTCATCAATAACGATTGTAGAAAACTTTTTAACATAATGTGGATTTTTTTGTAAAAAATTAACAGCCTCAAAGTTTGTGATGACCATGTCAAATGAATCGTCTTCAAATATTTTTTTGCGGTTTTTAGCATATGCAACTCCGAAATTAATATCAGGTTGAAATTTACGTACGTCTTCTGCCCATGCTGCTTCTAGTATTGATAGAGGGGCAAGAACAAGCGTTTTACCTGATAGGTTAACGTGGGCGTCAAGAACAGCACGTGTTTTACCTGTACCTGGATCTGATGTAATAAGACATCTAGGGTGGTTAAGAATAAAGTTAGTGGTATTAGCTTGATGCTCATAGGGTAGGGGTATAGATTGTTCGTCAGTCATTGTTCGTTTTCCTCTGTTGTAACATCCGGTGTTAGTTGGATGGATGTTAAGTTTAGTTATTATACTAGTTTATAGCCCATTCGCAATAAGGGTTTTCTCCTTTACCAAATGAACACCACCTGCAACTATTTTTAGAAGGGTTAGGTGGAAATTTAGTTGCTGTTGTCATAGCAATTGCTCGCTCTTGTAATTTTGGTAAGAACATAAGAGCTTGATCTCTAGTGTATGTTTTTTCCATGGTAGTTCCATGGTCTAAATACCACATTTCTGTTTTAGCTATTTCTAAATTTGGGTAGCGTAAAAAACTACCAATAGCATATGTAAGTGCTTGTTGTGAATGAGCTATTTCATTACCGTATTGTCTGCCTGTTTTATAATCTATTACTCGTGCTGATGTTTCTGTTTCTTCTACATAAGCATCTAGTTTTACTCTTGCCCATACACCTTTTTCCATCCAACCACAGGGTTCCCAATCAATTGTAAAACCCCACTCGCCCTCTAGTTCTACTGTGGCGTTTATAAAACCTTCACGCATGTCTTCAAACTGGCTTTGAAATTTTTTAAGTGTATCAGGTAATTCTTTTAGATCTCCACGTACATAGTCTTCAGCTTGTTGGTGAATGTCAGTACCACGTGCAGCGGCCGGGCCGAAGTCTTCTTGTATGCGTTTAACTTTACTTATGTAAGAACGGTAAGCGCATGTTTCGTAAGTTTTTAAGGCGGAGTAGGACCAGGCTGGAATTAATCCCAACTCTTTTGGAGCCTCAGTCTCGATTACATTAATGAGATCTGGGCGCTTGTCTTGTACAAGCTCGGTCATTTGTTATACAGCCTTCCTAGCTAGTTTTTTTTAATAATAAATTATCTCTATCTTCAAAATGTTCTTTAATTAAAGAATTACGAATATTGTCGTCTAATTTCCAAGTTAATACAACCCCTCTAGGTATAGAGGCATTTTTATCAGCGCTTACACGTTTTCTAGAAGTTTTAATATTTAGTCTAGACATGGCTTTTGTAAAGTCTCTTGTAGATAATTTGTTACGACTGTCAGTAAGTATGTCATACACTAATTTAAATTGAGACATGGGTATAATTATTTCATTACCTACTTCTGCTATCCAATACTTAAGATATCTTTGTGCTGTACTTATACCTCCAGCATCAAAAGTATTTGTGAGAGGTATATCTAACACTTCTGTAAAATACTCAAGATTGCGTTGTCGTACTGCAGCTGCAAACTCTTCAAGTACTGACATAGAAATATTTTTCATTTGTATTTTAGCTTCGTTTTCTAAAGCTGTATGAGCCATGCGTTGATCTACTTGAAACTTGTTTAACACACCAGCAAATATATAAAGTTCTTGTTCAAGTTTATCCATATTGTTAATAAGATCTACGTTAGCATTTTCTAACTTTACTTCCTGGCGTGGGGCTACGTTGTAACGCCTATCGCCTTCTTCTATTTTGACTGCGTCTGCTCTATTAGTTAAAAACAAAAAGTTACAAAAGCTGGGTAATTCTATTTGATTAGAACGCATTGCACGAATAGTCAGGTTGGGTTCAGTAATTTGATGTTTAAGTTTGTCAGCCATTTTACCTATACTACCTGCGTCTCCCATTCTAAACTCATCTACAATTAAAAAGAGTGCTGTGCGCATGTACAAATTAAATTGTTCTTCTATATTTTCTAATGCTCGCATAGGTGCTTGTTGTTCACCAAATAAAGGCTTAAGTACTTTGTGTACAAATAAGCCCTTGCCAGTCCCAGGTACGCCTGTAAAGATCCAAGCAGTCATAGCTTTGTTTTTGTTTTGATAAATATAAGCTAACCAATTAATAAAGTGTTCAAACTCAGTTTTGCCATTACCTAATACATGCATTAGAAGCTGTGCTATATGCGGTGTTATTGTGTGTAATTTTTCAGCTTCACCGTAAGTTAACTCAGATACATGTTCTTCTTGCTTTAACATGTATTCAGTTTTTCTATACAAGTTTACATAATAAGGAGCTTCGTCTAACTCAATACCTTTGTTATTGCTTGGATCAAATACGACCCTAGCATCAGGAACGTAATCCAAGGAAGGGCGATTATGAGAGCGCATAAAGTCATCA